ACCTAAGTTCACTTCCATTCTTCAGAATGGAAATTCTGTCAACGTTAATGTTACATCAAATACCGCTTGGAGCATACCTCAATCTGATGATACTAATCTTATCAAATGGAAAACTGGGGATGGATACATTTATCTTTCTCAAGGAGAGGGAAAATTAGATGCAGTCATTTCCATTTCCTCTGATGTAAATACTGGAAGCAGAAGAATTCAGGACTTGGAGTTTGTCGCTTCAAATGTTAGCGGTGAAACAGTAAGCAAGACAATTACAATTTATCAGTATGGTACTGATACATTGAGTTTTGACGGTCATTATTCTGATACTCCACATTCAGAGTATGTAAGCGGTATTGACGGAGGTGATGCTAACAGCTATTTTGATAGATTTATATATTGCGGTAATGCAAATGGTTAACATCTAAAAATAAAACTAAGATGGCACAAGAAAAAACAAAAAATTTAGGTCAAGTAGCGGCAATATGGATTTCATCTAATGCTCCAGAGAATACTAAGCTGATATGGTATGATATTAGAGAACAATGTCATAAAGTTTACGAGACGTCTACTGGAGAATGGGAAGCTCTCAATCCTCAGGTTGTTACTAATTCAACGATTAGTGATTTGAGTAATATTGCCTCTCAAAGCGGTTTGTCAGTCGGCAAGTTCTACTATCTAACTGATGTTGGTACGCTTGCAATTGCGATAACGACTACCAAGGTTTGGTATGTAGATTCGTTAAACAACTATGTTGTAAACGACCTTGCTTCAACGATTGTGGCTTACATCAATTCTTCTAATTTGCTTATAGACGGAAGTACTGGAGTTTGGAACAATGAGAGTGGCCGTTTGGAGTTCGCTTTCAGTTCTGTCGATAGCGGAGAAAACATTGACACGGATAATGACTACATTGTAATAAGGAGAAAGAATAACAACGTTTGGTCTTGGGTCAAGGCTAAGTTAAGTGGATTTATTTCTGCTGTAGCAAACAACTCTATTTCTTGGAACAACGGATTTTATTTTAACTTCAACGAAGCTGTTAATAGCATCAAAAATATTGCTGGCGGTATAGTTGGACTTGAAAGACATAATGCGGATTTAAATCTTGTTGCTCAATCAATTGTTAATGTATCAAATTCTGTTGACAGTGTAGAAACAAATTGTAAGAGTTACACTGATGACGCTACTGCTGATTTAGAGATATATGGAAAGAAATGGGGCAGACCTTGGGGCGTATATCAAAATCCGCCCAACGCTCCTGGTATTGATGCAACTTTGCAAGAAGTGCTTACCATTCTTATCAGTTGGGCAAACGTATTGCAAAATTCAAATAAGATTAAGGTTGGTAGTGGATTTTCGTCCAACGGACGAAGTGGAAATGTAGATTATTCTGACACTGTTCGTTCTGCTATTGAGAAGTTGGTTTACAAGGTTAATAATCAGTCTTTAGCTGGAGGTGTCAAATTACCATCAGATTATAATGTGTATGATTATAGTGGTGATGTTGCTGCTGACGATGATGTACTAACGGCAATTGGTAAGTTGGCAAGAAAGTTTAACGGCATAGACAATACAATTTGGGGAGTGTCGTTTGATAATGCTTGGAAAACTTTAGCAAATTTAGGCGACAAGATTGGCGAATTTGATTCCCAAGGCAGGGCATTATATTCGGCTTGCTTAGAGGGTGCTGTTTACTTGCTCAGTTTATGGTATGCAGAACACTTTCATAATAAGACTAACTCATGGACGGCTATCAATGGCTATTATATGAATAGCCGTGGCGATGGACGTTCGGAATTAGCAAGTGTTTGTCAATACAAGATTACTGAAAATACAATTTCGTTAAAAAAGCAGCAATCTACCTCATTCAATACTTATATGGGTAATCAAGGCAATAATATTTTGGTTGGTAATAATACGGATGATATTACTCTAACATTCAAAAATTTGCCTCAATGGGTTATTACTGCTTTGATTGATAAGTATGGTGTTGGAGTTCCGTTTAATGTAGGAATATCAATAACGGGGCATGATGTAACCAATTCTTTAAATCCGTCTTTCTTCATAGCTAATGGAGTTATGTATGGAATCGTGGTTCAAGCTCCCGTTGATTCCGAGCCAAACGGATATTTGAAATTGATTCCTTTTTGGACGGATGCTTTAAAAGATGAATCTGTTTTATATAAATCTGATTCTTGGATTCGTGTAATAGACAAGCGGGTTGTTAACGAGAATGGAGACTTTGGCAGTGATTGGTTAATAACAGCCATCTACTCAGCAGAAACATGGCGTGGTGAGATTCCGCCATTCTGTATCGACATTTCGTTGTACTAAAAATAAAGAGCACGAGAAACCAACGTTTCTCGTGCTTTATTATTTATCTCAGTATAAGTTACTGATTTGTAATTTACGATTGGTTAGCAATGACGTTAGTGCTGTAATTGTTATTATTTTATTTCGTCTTTACAAGATTGTTTCTTAACATCTTCACTTTTTCTTTTCTTACAATAATCTTTGTAAATCCTTTCGGCAATATCATATTCGTTTGGCGTATATCCAATATTATCGAAAATTATCCATCCGCTTTCGATTCCGTAAATTTCAATGATTCTCGTTATAAATCTTTCGACACAATCATAGTGCTGAGTTATGTTAGCCAGAACTTTGTCGCTTTCTCTCAAACTCTTAATTCCGTTTGCATCATTGAAGTAAACCAATAGGTCACTTGGAAAGTATTTCAACGAATAAGCAATTTTTTCTGCCATAGATTTCGTTACCAGTGATGTCTTAGCCTTATTAACTTTATTTTGAGCTACAATAACAGTTGGCGATGTTAATAGAAATGTTGACATCGCAATTACAAGTAATTTCTTTGATAAGCGTTTCATAAACAATAAGAATTTAGTTTGATTATTACAAACTATGTGGCATTTATTTTGATACGCTCAAAGCTATTATTAGCAAAAGCATTTTGGTGAACTCATGAGTTCTAATAGTTTGAGATTGACAGAGTTTTATATATAAATAGAAAATGTTGGTTGCATCAATTCAAATTTAGAGTCAAAGTTTGCCGCTTGCCGTCTGAGAAAGATAGTAAGCGGTTTTTTAAAATTGTAGCAAAATAAATTCAAATGCTATTTTAATCATTAGCAGGTATAGTATGGTTAAAAATAGCAAATAACATGCGCAAAGATAATTTTGAATTTTGGTGCGAGCTCAATCAGGTTGAGAAAGCCATTGATGAAAAGACTGGCGAAGAAATTATGCTGCTTGGCGGCATAGCTTCAACCGCAGATGAGGATTCCGATGGGGAGTTTCTTGACCCCAAGGGATTTGACATCCAGCCTTTGATAAAAAGCGGTTTGGTAAACTGGCATCATCAAGCTAAGACCAATCCTGGTACCATTGTTGGTGAGCCAACGAAAGCTGAGATTAGAAAAGAGGGTTTGTACATCGAAACTCAGCTGTATCCTCATTCGCAGGTTGCTTGCGATATTTGGGAGCTGGCTAAGACATTGGCGGCTGATTCCAAAACACGTAGGCTTGGTTATTCCATTGAGGGTAGAGTTGTGAAGCGTAAGAGTGACGACCCGACTGACCCCGATTATAAGAAAATAGTGAAAGCAATCATTACTGGAGTTGCTATTACTCATCAGCCGAAAAATCCTAAAACGTTCGCAAATATAATTAAAGGTGAAATTGACGAGCTTGAGGATGATGAAGAAAAAGACGAGACAAGGGGCAAAGAGGAAAAGACAGACGATATGAAAGCTGCTCTTGATACTGAAAATGCTTCTGCTTTGAAAAAAGAATCTGTTGATGACTCACTAAAAATAACAACATTTGGGAAGTCAGAGACATTCGATAAAATTTTTCAAGACATCCCAGGTATTAGTATCTCAAAAGCAAGACAAATTTATTCACTAATTGAAAATATAGCTCATATGAAAAAGAACTCAAAGGCAATTACCCAAGAGGACATTGAGAAGGCATACAGCACATTAGGGCTGGAGATGCCTGAACTTGACATCACAAAGGGTGAAGAGAACGAAGATGAGCAGACCGATGAGCAGAATGAGTATTCTGCTGAAGAGGAAAAGCTCATCAAAAAGTCAGAAGAGTCAGAGGATGAGACGGAGACAGACGAGAATGCTGAAACTGAAGAGACTGAAGACGATGAGGACAAAAAGGATGTGAAGAAGGCAAACACCAATTCGATTGGACTGAAGTTTGAGCGGATTGAGAAAGCAATTTCTGATTCACACAAGTCCCAGTCTAAGTACGTTAAGGCCCTTGGTGTTATGGTTAAGGCTCAGAGCTTGCAGCTTGAAAAGGCTCAGCAAAGTCTTAATATGGCCATGGAAACTATCAATGCTCAGCAAGAGATTATTAAGGGGTACGAAAACAAGTTTGATGCTCTGAGTTCGCAGCTGTCTGAGTTAGGCAATGCAACTCCTGCTCCCAAGTCTGTACGTCATGCTGCTCCGATAGAGCGTGTATTTGGTAAGGGATTGGAGGACGAGTTGAACAAGGGTCAGGACGCTGGTCAGTTGAAGTCTAATCAGGTTAGCATTAAGAATCGTGCCGCTGTAGCTGAAATTCTTGACCAGGCAACATTTGCTAAGGGTTATGATGAAGAGTTCAGCAAGGCTTGTACCGCTTATGAAGCTGGTGCCGACCTGTCCAACTCTATCCTTGCTCGCATCAAGAACGAATTTAATATTGAAATCGTGAAATAAATTTAAGGTTTAACTTTTAACAAATTTTTTAACAAATGGAAAGACTTTCTATCAATCTTGCCGACTATGGTTATCAGAATGGTAATGGCTATGGTCAGGGCAATCAGGCAGAAGTTGATGCATTGAACAAGGCTCTTGCCGCTGGTGAGATTACTGGCCGTGAGACTACTAACATGACCGATGCTTCAGGTTCTCCTTTGAAAGTTGAGAGCTTGGAGAAAACTCTGAAGCACTTGACGTTCCGTGAGAGTGACATTCGGCTTTGGAAGGACATCCCTAAGAAGCCTGCGTACAACACTGTTGAAGAGTACAACCAGCAGGTTAGTTACGGTCAAGACCGTGGCGGATTCAACGCAGAGGGTGAGCTGCCTGAGGAAGAGGACAGCGTATTTGTTCGTAGGGCTCAGCTGGTTAAGTATCTTGGTGTTACCAAGAGTGTAACTCATCAGATGACCTTGGTCAACACCATGATTGGTAATGTCATGGAGAAGGCAATCAAGGATGGTACTCTGTGGATTCTCCGCAAGCTGACCAAGTCTCTGTACTTTGGCGATGAGCAGCTGATTCCTCTGGAGTTTAACGGATTCCTGGCTCAGCAGAAGCAGTCTGACGCTTGGGCAGATTACAACGCTTACATGAACAGCGAGAATATCGTTGATATGCGTGGTGCTTCTCTGTCTGAGGATGCTATTGAGAGCGGTGCTAACACCATTGTTGAGAACTTTGGTCTTGCAACTCAGCTCTATGCCGCACCTGCCGTTCTGAGCGGATTCGTGAAGCAGTTCTATGGCAACAAGTTCATCATGCCTAACACTCAGGCTCTGACGAATGGCGTTATGGGTCAGCGTGTTCAGCAGTTTGAGAGTCAGTTTGGCCCGATTGGTCTGAATCAGGATGTGTTCTTCAAGAAGTTGCCTGCTAAGCCTGCTACTGCACCTGCAACAACCGAGAAGGCAGCCACTAAGCCGACTATTTCTGTAGCCGCTGTATCTGCTGGCGCTGCCAACTCTAAGTTCGCAACTGCAGATGCTGGTAACGTGTTCTATGCCGTTTCTGCTATCAACCGCTATGGTGAGTCTGACCTTGCTATTGCAGGTGCTGCTACTGCAATCGTAGCTACTGGTGCTGCTGATATCACGATTACCGATGGCGGCGGCATTCACAAGGCTACTGCTTACCGCATCTACCGCACCAAGGTTGGTGGTACTGCTGCTGGCCCATTCTATCCTCTGTTTGATGTTTCTCTTGCAAATGTCAGCGCAGGTTACGATGGTGCTGCTAATGGTAAGGTACGTGACCTCAACCGATTCCTGCCCGACACTGACCAGGCTATGCTCGTTCAGTTCGACAACGAGGTTATTGAGTTCGCTCAGCTCGCACCGCTGATGAAGATGGATTTGGCTCTGCTGAGTCCTGCATACCGCTTCATGATTCTGCTGTACGGCACGCCGTTCCTTTATGCTCCCAAGAAGATGGTTCGTATCATCAACATTGGTGCTTACAAGAAGGCATGACCAGAGATTGTTTAACAAAATTGTCAAACGAGTTAAGGGGTGTGGGCCAAGTTCGCCCCACCCCTTTCTCATAAATCGTAATTCAAAATGAAAATTCAAGCGAAAAATCAGGATATTAAGTCCATGAAGTTGAGCGTTCCCGTGGATGGTCTCATTGAGATTGACGAAAAGGGAATTGCCGAAGTGTCTGAAAAATGCGGCAAGATGCTAATAGAGGGCACGAGTGACTGGAAAGAGTTTAAGGCTAAGGGTACTGGCAAGGCTGATGAAGATGGCGAGCAAGACGCAGAGGATGTTGAGGAGCCTGAAACTGAGGACACCGAAGATACCGATGAATCTGAAGACGCTAAAAAGCCAGCTACAGACAAAGAGATTATTGCTGGATTGAACAAACTGCCGCTTGAGGCTTGCATTGAGACCGCTAAAGAAGCAGGTTATCCTGAGGCTGAGTGGGAAAAGCTCATCAAGAACGAGAAGGCAGCTGAAAAGCTGATGCAGAAATACCTTGTTCGTAAGTACAAGGAGAGCATCAAGAAGTAACACAAGAATGAGCTATTCATGAGGATAAGAAACCATGCCAAGTTTACGTCTCAAAATATCGTACAATAAGAACAATGGGTTACTCATCAGTCCCACAGAGCTGAGAGAAACTTATTTGTTCGGCATTCCAGTTTGCACCACCGATGGTCGCAAGATTTCTTCTCAGTCTTTAATGCAGGCAATACGTTCTGCACAGACGAAGTTTGAACGAGTATTTAGCATCAAGCTGAAGAAGCAGGTGATTGAAGAAAGTCGTGACTTTATTCGTGAAGATTTTAACAACTGGGGATTCGTCAAAGTGACCTATCCTATTCGATATATTGATTGGCTGAAGGGCTATATCAATGAGGCTTGTCAGGTTGACTATCCTCATGAATGGCTTGTTATTAAGCGCACTGAGAACGTTGCTCAGTTTAGAAATTTATATCTCATACCGAACAGCAATAGTGTTCATGGAGCTAAGATGAATCAAAACTCCATTATCTACAATGGAATTTCGCCTCACCTGGGGTATTTTGGACAAACAAGGATTCCTAATTATTGGCGTACAAAATACATTACTGGTTGGGATGCTAACGAGATTCCTGACGACCTTTTGGATGCTATAAATAAGCTGGCTGCTATCAACGCTCTGCTCATTATTGGTAGTTATCTTTATGGTGTTGGTATTTCTTCTTTGAACGTGTCGCTGGATGGAGTATCTCAATCATTTCCGCTTACTAAGGGCGGAAAATACGGAATGTTTACAGACCGCATAACCGCTTATAAGGAGGAAATTGATTCCATGTGGCAAGACTTGAAGTGTGAATACGCTGGGCTAATTTTTGACGTGCTATGAGTGACAAAAAGTCTATTATTACGCAACATCCGATTACTGCTCAAACTCCACCGTCGTTTGACTTACCAAAGCCTCATTGGGATGTAAATAAGTTTGAGAGTTTAATCTATAACATGGGCTATGACGCTTATATTGAAAAGGCGTTAAGGTGTCCTTGTTGTGATAAAGCTACTGGTCAGGCTTTAAGTACTTGTCATAATTGCCTTGGTAGAGGTTGGTTTTTCGTAGATAAGCGTCAAACGAGGGTTGTAGCACAGTCTATGGAGAATCAACGTAGAAACTCTCAGACGGGAGAGATAAACCGTGGTAACGCAAGAATTACGGCACGAGCTTCAGACAAATTAGGCTTCATGGATAGGGTTATGCTTCTCGATTTAACAGCTTGGTATACTGAGTTGCTGAATCCTATTGAGTATGAAGATGAGCTTATAGCATATCCAGTTTACGAGCCGTTGGAAATTTCAAACATCTATCTTTATGGCGGAGATAATGTAAAATTGATTCCGCTCACTCCAAGCCAATATGAGATTTCTGGAAACAAAATAATTTTTGACAAGTCTTTAGAGGAATTAGTGCCTGTCGAAGATATGAATCAAAAGTTTCCCGAAATGACAATTTCAATCCGATATTCGTACCATCCAGTTTATCACATCATTGATGCTAATCGTGAGCTCACTAAGGTACGTGAAAAGGGTTGTTCTTTCTCAGACGATAATTTGCGTCAAGTTCCTATGTTATACGTTGGCCGCAAAGCTCACTACATATTCGACGCACAAAAGTTTAACAATAACGCATTTGAAAACACAGTAATTGAATAATGGCTACAATTCCTCCAATAGAGATAGACCTTACTGGTCTAAAATCGCAATTTTTAGGGCAAATATCTGACCAACAGATAAATGAATTAACAGAGACTTGCGTTCAGTTAGTCACTCAAGCTGTTTATTCAAAGTGGGAAGCATTAGCAAAGCAGGAGCTTCATTCAACGCTGCCTGAATATTTGCATAATCTTAACATAATTGACAAAGGACGTTTTCAAAAGCAAATTATTCTTACTGGTACGCTGCCTGAAATGGTTGAATCAGGCGCAAGTCCTTTTGACTTAAAAGAAGTATTCAAAAAGTCAAAGTGTGTAAAATACACAGTGCCAGTTTACAACCGCAAAGGAAAGATGGTGTATCAAGGTGGTGATTGGTATCTTACAATTCCATTTCGTCAAGGCACTCCAGGCATTGTTGGGCAAGCAGGATTTGCTAACGAAATGCCTCAAGAGATTTACGCTTTAATGGTGCACAGAGCTGCCAACAGTCCTTTGACTAAGGCAGAGATTCCTGACCCATATAATGTTCCTCGCAGTCGTGCCGCTATTTACGACCAACAAAGTGGTAAGTTGCTGTATGGCGAATATACTCATAAAGCAAGCATCTATGAGGGATTGGTTAAGAAACAAGCTGCATACGGAAAAACAGTACAAAATACTTATCGTTCATTCCGTAGAGCAGGAGCAAACAGTGACCCACTCGCATTTATACATAGAGGAATTAAGGCGAGAGATTTAGCCAAAAAAGCTGTAGAGCAAACAGATGTAGAACAAATAGTTGAAAACGCAACTTATCAATTTTTAGATAATATATTACCGAATTAGTTATGGTAGGTATAGTTTACAAATTCACGATTATTGCTAAATATAAGATGGATGGTCACCATCCGTTTTATATAGGACAACATTGGTGTAAATCTAAAGAAGATTTTTTGAATCGTGATTATCCTTACTATGGTAGTGGTAGTATTTGGAATGATTTTCTCAGTAAAATAAAGAAAGAATATCCAACCAAGTGGCGTTATTTTATTCGCAGGGAAATTCTTTGTTGCGTTAATAATGATGAAAATCAACGCATGCTTGATAAACTTGAAGAGTATTGGATAAAAAGAGAAAAGGCTCATAAATCTAAACATTTAGGCGGTTGCAATATACTTTGGGGAACTGCTAATAATTTCGCTTCAGGAAGTCCATCCAAGCAGGATTTTGTTAAAATGAAAATAAAATCATCCGTTGATGATTGGTATAGAAGTGAAGCTGGATTGAAATTTAAGAAAAGGTTATCTGAACAAAAGAAGGGTAAGAAACTTTCTGATGAAGTTAGAGATAAGATAAAAACGTTGTCGCCAAATGGTGATAAATCGTATTGGTATGGTAAGAAACTATCAGAAGAAACAAAGAGAAAAATATCAGAAAAGGCAAAACAAAGAAATAAAGACCTGGGATATAGAAAGATGGTCAGAGATAAAACCAATTATAGATATGGTGAATGCCATCCTAATTTTGGTAAACATTTATTTGTAGGTAAAGATAATCCGTTTTATGGCAAAAGGCATACCGATGAATCGAAAAAGAAGATGTCTGATAGCCATAAGAAAAATAAAATACAAGATTAAGTATGACTGGTATATTGATTCCTGAGTTGGTTATTTACCAAACTCTTGAAAACATAACAAAATATATAAGAGACGATTTGAAGGCCAATGAGGCTGATGAAACAAAATCGTTTCTTTATCGTCTGTTGGGTTTGGATGATGATGGCAACCCAATGAAGATGAATCGTTATAATTACTTTGTTCAGGCTAAGAAGATTTTCAATTCAGTTCAAAATCTGAATGTAAATTTTGGCTATAATTTTGAAGTAGCTAAGATTATTTCTTTCCACATCATTCT